GGCAAGGTTGCCAGCAGCATCGAAATCTCTGACAAGCCCCAAGTGGACTGGGCGGCCATAGACAATGAGTGCGACACCCCACCACGACAGGCAGTTGATCCCAAAGGGGCTAAACCGGTTTTTACAGGCCGCAAAGCCGGATCACCAGTGGTCGCCCGAACACTTGGCGGAGTGCCGCCGGGCGCTGGACAGGGTGACGACAGGTGATGTCAAACGGTTGATGCTCTTCCTCCCGCCCAGGCACGGCAAGAGCGAGCTGGCAACGATTCATTACGCTGCTTATAGATTATTGGTGGATCAAGGTTTACGGATAATTATTGGGGCTTATAACCACTCACTGGCCTGCACTTTCTCGCGACAAACGCGACGCATCGCAAAAGAGTTTGGCTTTAACTTTTCCGACGACCAGAACAAACAGAATCAGTGGTCAAGTGAACATGGCGGCGGGCTTTATGCGGTCGGTGTTGGATCAGGTGTGACCGGATATGGTGCCGACCTGGTCATTATTGATGACCCAGTTAAGAGTCGAGCTGAAGCCGAATCGCCCACCTATCGTGCCAGGGTGATGGACTGGTATCAAAACGACCTGTACACACGCCTTCACCCTGGTGCCGCAATCGTCCTGATTATGACCAGATGGCACTCGCTCGACTTGGCTGGCCAGTTGCTCGAACAGGCCAATGAAGGTGGCGAGCAATGGGATGTGGTCAGCCTTCCGGCCATCGCTGAGGAAGATGACCTGATTGGCCGCCAGCCTGGTGAGGCGCTTTGGCCAGAACGATACAGTGTGGAAGACTTCGACCGGATCAAAAAAACCGTCGGTTCTTATGCCTTTTCCGCTCTCTACCAACAGACACCAACGCCCCGTGATGGCGGCTTCTTTCGACCGGAATGGTTCAAAATCGTCGATCCATCACCGATACCAGACAACTCCAACTCATGCCGGGCTTGGGACACAGCAGCCACGGTCGGTGGTGGTGATTATACCGCCGGTGTGTGGATGAACAGGACCGGCGATACTTACAGGGTCAAACACGTTTCACGGGGCCAGTGGTCGCCTGCTACCCGTCGCACAATCCAACGCCAGATCGCCGAGACCGACGGTCGCGAAACGATCGTTCACCTGGCACAAGACCCCGGCTCGGCGGGTGTCGATCAGGTCCAGCACGACACCCGAAACCTCATAGGTTATGGAGTCATCAGCAAACGCCCAACAGGCTCGAAAGAAGTGCGGGCAATGCCGATGGCCGCCGCTTTTGAATCCGGTTCCATCGAGCTGGAAAAGGGCGATTGGAATCGCGACTTTATCGACGAATTGTGCTCGTTTCCAACCGGTAAGCATGATGACCAGGTTGATGCTGCTGCTGATGCGTTCAACTATCTAAGCTCAATCCAGCCCTTCCGATACGTCTCCTGAAAACTATGCCAACACTATTCCAAAACATCCGCAGCCGGTTCACGAAGTCGGTGCGTGAAGGCGTCACAGCCAACACCGCTGACATTGCCGCGACTTCATGGACTGTGGACATGATGACGGGCCTATCGAACGACTACATGACCTTGGCGAGGCCATACAACCAAGTGTCTGTGGTTCAGGCCGCGATACAGGCCATGAAGCGCAACGCCACCAAGGCAATCATGCAGGTGGGCCGATGGGATGAGGATGGAGGGTTTACGCCTGTCTATCACCCTTTGCAATCACTTTGGCAACGGCCAAGCCCCGGCGAATCGGATGCGACCGTTCTGGAGCACCTTTACTCCAGCCTGTGCGATAACGGCAACGCTTACATCCAAGTGATCACCAACACGGCTGGCACTGCGGTGACTGAGCTGATGCCGATCCCATCGCCTTGGGTCCTTAGGCCAGTCATGGGCGAAAGTATCAACGAAGTCCTCGAATATCCAGTGATGGGAAGCGATTGGGGCAGGTCGTACAACTACTCTGTTCCTGTGGAATTGATGATCGCATTTCGCCAGGGCCGATCGACCTACGCTCAGAGCCGGGGCGTTTCAACGCTCGATTCTGTTGTGGCCGAAATGGCTCTAGTCAAGATCATCGGCCAGTATGAGACGACAGTTCTCAGTCGGTCTGGTGTGCCATCACTGATCGTCAGTTTAAAAACACTGGGCAATCTCTCGGACGCTCAATTGTCGCAGGTCCAAGCTGACCTGGCACGAGCTGTGAGTGGTAAAGCTGTGGGCCGTCCATTTGTCGGGACCAGCGAGATGGACATCAAGTCGCCGGGCTTCTCGCCTAAAGATTTGTCCGTGAGCGAGATGGCCGACCTTGCCACCGCTCGAATCTGTGGAGTCCTTGGATGGGCACCCATGAGCCTGAAACAGCCTGACACTGGCAAGACATACAGCAACCTGGTTGAGGCCAATAAGGCATCGTGGCGCGATGCTGTGATTCCATTTCTCGATCTGGTGGCCGGTGAGCTGACCAGGCTGGTGCAAACTTTGCCGATCGCCTGCGGTGGCGTGACATCGCAGCCTGATCAATCCTTGTGTGTGCGGTTCGATACCAGCCAGATCGAAGAACTGTCAGTAGACCGCAAGGCGCTGATGGACATCGCCACCGCAGGCGTGAACGCAGGAATCTTTACCGTCAACGAAGCACGTGCGACGCTCGGACTTGGCGAGATGGAAGAGCCTCCAGAGGCTGAGGCTGAGGAACCTGACGAGCCTGTGGAAACCGAGACACCTGAAGCGGAACTGGAGGCTGAATGATGGCTGGGAATTACAACCTTGAAATCGAAGCCGGCGCTTCATTCAACAGGACATTGACTTGGACTTCCAACGGCACCGCTGTGAACCTGACCGGCAGCAGTGCCAGAATGATGGCTCGCACATCTTACAGCAACTCCAACACGACACTGAGCCTGACCACACCGTCAGCCTGTCTTTCGATCAGCAACGCGACCGGTGGAGTGATTGCAATCGCTTTGGATGCTGCCACAACTGCCAACCTGGTTGACGGTGTTTATGATTTGGAAATCGTGACCGGAAGTGTTGTCCAAAGACTGATATCAGGGACTTTGACAGTCTCACCCGAGGTGACCCGTGGCTGATACAGTTATAATCACAGGCGAAAAGACTGTCACGGTTGTTACGGTGGGCGTTCAAGGTCCAGCCGGAATCAGCGGATCATCTGTTCCGGCCACAAATACCACAATTGGTGGAATCATCGTTGGAGATAATCTGTCGATCACGGGCAACGGGGTGCTGTCGGCCCAACCGGGTGGTGTTACGGCGTTCAATAATCGTACGGGGAACGTTTCGCTGACTGCAAACGATGTCACTTCAGCTTTAACTTACACGCCACTGACTTCCTCGACGCCTCATTCCAACCTGTCATTTACAGGCACGTCAACAGCAAATCCGTTTACTCTTAAGGTTCAGAACGCCAACGGATCTCGGTATATGACCTTGCTTTCCGGTTCATCCACAGGCCAGAATTATGCTGATATGCAATGGGCGATCAATAATACTCGTGCAAATGGTCAGACAGATGTTTATTACCCGTTTATAAGGCTTTATACCGATCCGTTGAACCCAGACATAAACGAAGGAAGTCTGAATCTCCAATACAATTATACTGCAAATGCAAGCACCGGGCCTTATTTTAACACCTGGATTCGGATCAGCAAAACAAAGGCTGAATTCTTCGCCCAAACTTACACTTTCACCGATAACAGCTTGTTGACAAGGGTTTATGCAGACACTCGTTATCAGGCTGTCGGGGCTTATCTCACATCCGCAAACCTGACCTTTGCCAACCTCACAGGCAAGCCAACCACGCTATCAGGCTACGGCATCACAGACGGTTTAACCTCGGCAAACCTGACTCCATACCTGACAATTTCGAGTGCCAACGCAACCTATTCTGTTCTTGGACACACGCACGCAATCGCGAACGTGACTGGCTTGCAAACAGCCCTGGATGCCAAGCTCCCATCAGCAAATTTCACTTATGCAAACCTGACTGGCACGCCAGCGGCCTACAGCCTACCTACGGCGAATGCAACTCAATTGGGCGGCATCAAGGTTGGTGCTAATCTGACGATTTCCAACGGTGTTCTGTCAGCGATATCAAGTGGATCTACGACCACATCCTTACCATGGGCAAACATCACCTCCACGCCAACGACACTGGCTGGATACGGGATCACTGATGGCATCACATCGACTACAGCAGCATCAACCTATGCGACCATCAGCCATACGCACGCAATCTCTAATGTCACAGGCTTGCAAACAGCATTAGATGCCAGGTTGCTATCTGCCAATTTCACATATGCGAATATTACGGGCAAGCCAACTCTGGCCAACGTGGCGACATCGGGTAATTATGCCGACCTGACAGGCACGCCAAACCTGACGGTGTATTTGACCACAGCCAACGCATCTACGACTTATCAACCGTTGGGCAACTATACCACGACATCCTGCCTGACCTTTGCAAACCTCACTGGCAAGCCAACCACGCTATCAGGATACGGTATCACAGACGGTTTGACCTCGGCCAATCTGACGCCTTACCTGACAATTTCCAACGCCAACGCAACCTATTCTGTCCTTGGACATACGCACGCAATCGCAAACGTCACGGGCTTGCAAACCGCACTGGATGCCAAACTTGAGACATCCAATTTCACTTATGCGAACCTGACAGGCAAGCCAAGCACGTTTGCACCATCCGCTCACAATCACGCCATTTCGGAGGTCACAGGGCTTCAGACCGCACTTGATGCCAAATTACCGTCGGCCAACTTCACATACGCCAATCTGACAGGTACGCCAAACCTGACGGTATATCTGACCACGGCCAACGCATCCACGACTTATCAGCCGCTGGGCAACTATGCCACGACATCCTGCCTGACGTTTGCGAACATCACTGGCAAGCCAACCACGCTATCAGGATACGGCATCACAGACGGCTACAGCACAAGCAACCCGTCCGGCTACATCACTGCTGGTGCAAACTCGTTTACAGGCACGCAAAACCTTCAGGATAACGAGCTGATCCGAGCCAAGATCAGGGATTATAGCGAATCTGTCTCCAGCCCAACGATATCCAGTGGAACGCTCACTTTAAACCTTGAAACATCGAATATCTTCACGGTCTCGCTCAACGCAGCCATCACCACCCTGACGATCACGAATGTCCCAGCAAGCGGTTCCGGTGCTTCATTCACTTTGATATTTACCGCTGATGGAACAGCACGGGCAGTCACTTGGCCTTCGTCGATTAAATGGGCGGGCGGCACTGCTCCATCGCTGACATCGACATCTGGCAAGATCGACACGATTTCGTTCTTTACCAGCAACGGTGGCACAAACTGGATTGGCTTCGTTGGGGGGCAGAATTTCTAATGCTAGCTGACATTATCAGAAACGCAAAAAAGGCGACAAGTTCTGGTTTGGTCTCACTGCTTCTGCACATGGATGGCGCGGATGGTTCCACTTCGATTGTAGATAGCGGGCCCAACATTCTGACTGTTACACGGGTTGGAACTCCAACTATATCTACTGCACAGAGTCAATTTGGAGGAGCGTCGCTAAACCTTCCAGGCAGTAGTTATTTGACTGTACCAAACTCAGCGGTTTCGGGGCTTAACGCCACCAACTGGACGATTGAAACATGGATATACATGTCTTCAATTCCTAGCACAGCCTCGGTTTTTGGTTGCTCTAATGGGTCTGGGGGAGTGCCTAAGTTTTTTATGAATTTAAACATGTCAACATCCTTTGTCGCTCAAACTAATCGAGTCGGATTCCATCTTTATAGCGGTGGCGACAGGTGGATTAATGCGTCTTATACATGGGCAATAAACACTTGGTATCACATAGCAGTAGTTCAAAACGGCAGTTCTGTGACCTTGTATGTGAACGGTCAATCTGTTGGGTCAATGGCTTTTACGATTGCTTCTGGGATTACGGGAAATTTCCGCATAGGTACAGACGGCGAAACTTACAAAATCCTAGTAGGTCGCATGGATGAATTGCGAATTATTAGATCTGCTGTGTACACCGCTAATTTCACTCCACCAACATCCGCATTCCCAGACACATAAGGAGCAATCATGCAGTATTGCCAAGTATCGCCAAACGGTCAAATCTTAGGCCCACAGTGGCTACCACAGTCCTTCACGACTGTATCTAACTTTAACGCCCTCGACGATGCGAGTTTAGCCACATACGGCTATTACCCGTACACTCCATCGCCCATCCCATCGTTTAACCCTGCAACGCAGCGGCTTTCTCAGAGCTTTGCCTTTGATGGCACATTCGCATCAGACACATGGACAGTCGTTGATCTGACGGCAGAAGAGCAGCAAGCATACGTAATCCAAAGGCTTACCGAGATCGGTAACGGTATCGGCTCATTTCTCGATCAGGCAGTTTCAGTCAAGCAGTACGACTCCATCCTGTCGGCCACAAGCTGGACGCTCTCAAACATCACGACCTACAAGTCTGAAGGTGATGCCGCAATCGCTTATCGTGACTCAATCTGGAGCTTGTTTTACAACATGGTTCAGGCTGTTCAGGCGGGTACTCAGGCTGTCCCTACGGTCGGCGAGTTCTTTGCAAGCCTTCCACCACTCTGGCCTATCGACAACGGCAACGGCACATCCAACGGAACATCCAACGGGCCAATCTGATGACTTTCAGCACTGCCGCCAAGAACTTTGTCTTTCTCATCACAGTTGCAATCGTGCTGCTGTTGGTTGATCTGATCAAGTGGCAAAGCGGCGGCGTGACATGGTCTGAAACAATCTGGGAAGTCAATCAGCACAGCTTGGGCTTTGCACTTGGAATTGGTGTTGTCTTGGGCCACTGCTTCACCGTGCCAAGAGGGCTATCCAAATGACCGGAAAAGAACTGCTGGACTGGTTCATGAGAAGACAAAAGCCAAGCCTTGAAGAAATGGCAAAACGGCTCGCACGGCAAAAGGCAATCGAACGGTATTCAGTGGACAGCAGAAAGCACGCCCAGTTGGTCACTCAGCTCGTCAATGTGCCTGCTCCAGTGTTTCAAAACTATCTGGACGATCCAAACTACGTCTGGAACCCATCCGTCATCCCAGTGCCACCCAAACCAAGGCCAATCTGAAGGACTCCGATATGAACGACTGGATTGGACAAATCAACGCCCAGCAAGCCAGAGCGATAATTATCCGCATGGCTCTTGCAGGAACTGTGACGGCACTTGGCGTTCTGAGCCAACACCTTGACTCGATTATTGCAACCACCAGCCCTCTGGGCATGGCGCTGGCGTTCGGGATCGCCCAAACGCTTATCTATCTCAACTCTGGCCAAACGCCACCAGTACCAAAGGGTTAAGCCATTGCGTATCGAGGATGTCATCAACCCTGACTATGGATGGATCGTACCTGTGGCCCAGGTCGTCACAGATAAAGCCGTGCAAGGCAGTTCGATCGACCCTTCGATTCCGCAAACCATGTATGCTGCTGCCGCAATCATCTACGCCGTAGCAGCTTACCGCAGGTCTCTGAGAGACCCGAAGAAGTGAGCAGTCTCCCCGCCTACCGTCTCACCGTCGAGATGACAGGCGAGACGGTTACCATTTTGCTGGTGTCAGCAAAATAGTTGACAAATGTTCCCGAAATCTGTTTCGGGAACATACCCTAAACCCAAGAGAGGTAAGGTGATCCTTGTTCGCAGAGTACATCGTTCTTGCAGCTCAATCCTGTCAGTCCGGCCAGTGTCCAAAGCAGACAGTGACCACAACGACCACCACAGTCGAGCAAAAAGAGGTCAAGGTTCAATTCCTGCCACCCCGACCAATCAACGGCAAGCCACGACCACCAAGATTCCTCTTGGCCAAACCTCGCGGCTTATTCAGCCCCAAAGCAATTTACATTTATGAAGTGGAAGCAAGCAAATGATCAGCAAGATCATCATACGGTTGCTAACACCGATCATTGTCGAGGTGATCCGCGAGCTGCTTTCCAAGCTGGCTAACGGTGAGCTGGTGAGCATCGACGAGGCCAGCGTCAAGCTGGCAATGAACCAGCGTGAAGAGTCGATTCAGTCTCAGCTCAAATCCGTTCAATGGGAGGTCGGCCTGTGATCGGACTTCTGATCGCAGTTCTACTGGCTCAACAGCCTGTTCCCTCGACTCTGGTTCCGCCAGCAGTCGAGGAACGGGTGGTGTTTAGCCATGCTGGATTTACCTACTTTGTGGGCAAGTCCAGCGGAAGTGTCATCGCCATCGAACAGGGTGGTGTTCGACCTGTCCCGCCACCAGTACCAGATGAGGATGAAAAGCCTCAGCCGGTCAGTGGAATCAAGTGGTTTTCGGTTGTTGTGGATGAATCCAAACCGGAGCAACAAGCATGGCGTACCGATCCAGAGATTCGCAAGTTGCTAGAATCGCGTGGGATACAGTATCGCTCGTACATCGCCGGGGAAGCGGACATAGATCGACTAGGGTTTCAAACAACCGTTGGTCAGATAGGTTTACCGACCGTCATCTTGCAGGATCAGGCAGGAAAGATCGTCAAGTCTGTCAGTCCCAGAACCAAGGATGACATCTTGAAGTTGGTGGAGGTGATCAAGTGAGCAATCTGCTTGGCTGGGTGACACCTGACGGCGAGCTAAGATACTTGGGAAGCCATGAATCTAGGCTCATGCTGGCCACTGGCAAGCAACTCCCAGATATTCCCGAAAGCGAATGGGAAGAATTCGACCTAAGGGATGATTCAAAGTATCCGGTCAAGATTAAAGACCAGAACGGCAAAGGGGCTTGCAATGGCCATGCAGCGGCAAGCAGTTTGGAAATCGCTCGGTACGTTTCTGGTGCTGCTTATGTCGCTCTCAGTCCTTGGCTCGTCTATGCTGATCTATGCAATGGTTGGGATGTTGGCTCAAATATCGCAGAGGCTCTCCTCTACCTTGAAAGCAAAGGGACTTGTTCTGAGCCGCTGGTTCCATACGCAACAATTAATCCTGCAAGAATTCCTGCTAGCGCAAGATCTGACGCCAAGCGATTCAAGATCGAGATTGGTTACAGGCTCAACACTTTCAACGATTTATGTGTTGCGGCACAGCTCCGAATGCCATTTAACTTTTCAGTGCCGGTCAACGCCAATTTTAACGTCCTCGACAAAGATGGAGTCCCAGGCAACCGAGCCGGAATGCACAATCACGCTGTAACAGGCGGAGTGGGAATGAAGCGAATGGCCAACGGAAAATGGGCCGTATTGATGCAGAACTCGTGGGGAACCCAGTGGGGCTGGAATGGCTACTGCTGGATCATAGATCGTAATGTGGCCGGAACTAGCTGGGATGCTTATTGCGTCAGTGCCACCGTGGCCGATCCAAATAACTTACCTCCAGTGCTTGCATAAATCGCACATTGAAACGCAAAACACCTAAGAGCAGGCTCAATGCCATGCCAAGCGGCACGGAGTTGGAGCGTATTGCCCGCCGGATCCTCGCGGAGCTGGGCAACAACCTAGTAAAACCGTGGCTGGCGATTTACGATCGCAAGAAAGAAGCCGATCCATTCACGGCTCCGATTGATATGGCCGCCCAATTTATTCCAGTGATTGAAGCATGGATCGACGAATCTGGTCGGTCTTTTCTGGTGTCTCTTGGCCAACAGGATGCCGACCAATGGTTGGTTCGTGCACCAGAAGTGATTGAGGCCGCACGCAATGCGACTCTGGATCTGTGCCAAGAGACGATCGACCAATTCACGCAGGATACACTTCGCACTCTGGAAGGCATGCGGGCTGATATCGCAGCATCCATTGAGGCGGGCGAAACGGCTGGAGAATTGACCAACCGAATCAGCACATGGATCAAGGATAACGCTCGATGGCGGGCACGGCGCATTGCAATCACCGAATCAGCACGAGCCTATAACACAGGCCTGACAAGTGCTGCTGAGGGGTTGGACTTTATCGCCGGTTGGGAACTACTCTTGTCCGGTGATGCCTGCCCGATGTGTCAAATGATATTCCGGTTATGCCCGGTCATTCCCAAGGGCGGAACCTTTGGGACCAACGGTAAGAATAAGACATACAAAGACCTTAAATTTCCACCATTCCACCCTGGTTGTGTACTAGGCGAAACGCCCGTCATTACCTCTGGTTTGATTTCCGCCATGTCTGCCAAGTATCAGGGCCGCTTGGTGAGGATTTGCACTGCTGATGGAAGCGAATTCACCATCACCCCGAATCACATGATATTGACCCCTAGTGGATGGGCTGCCGCTCAAGACCTGCGAGAGGGAGACGATATAATCCGCAGCACGGCCATCCAAATGGAACCCCTGACCCCACTTGGGAGTAACCCAGACAATAACAACCGTCCAACCAATGCTGAGCAAGTATTCAACTCTCTCCGCATGGCGAGCACCGTGCCGCCCCGCAGCGTGCCAGCTTCCCCCATAGATCTCCACGGCGATGGGCAGAGTTGTCATGGCAATATCGACATTGTAAATGCCAATTGCCTTTTGAGCAGTGAACTCGACTCCTCTTTCGGTCAAAAACCGTCCGAGTTGCCTCTCGTGGTCGCTGGTCGATATTCCGCCGATACGCTCAACAGTATTAGCTCTCTTGATACGTTCCTCGGGACCTGCCTTGCGGCCACGGGCGGACTTATTGGCCGAGACCGTGAGGATGCGGCGACCCTCTGGGGACAATCGCGACATGCGAACAGTATTGGCCTCGGAGCCAGTCCGAATGCGAAGTCCCATCTTTCTAAGTCGAAGAACAATTCCCGGCCTAGACAAGGCGAAGTCCTTAGACATCTTCAAAACGCTGTCCCCGGAATCGTAAGCTGCACGAAGATCATCAAGATTGATATCAGTATGTCGCAAGGTGTAATTCCTGTTTACGATTTTGAAACATCACAGAGCACGTACATTATAGCAAATGGAATCGTATCGAGCAACTGCCGGTGCAGTCTCTTGGAAGTCTTTGAAGATGAGATGCCCAAGAATCTGAAGCCACCTGTCAGGCCGGGTGAGAACGGATACCTACAGCCTTCAGACATCGACTTCGCAGCGGCTGAAGAGGCTGGATATCAATCGGTTGCAGTTGGGAACGCCAAATCATTCACAAAAACTGGCCGGATATTGGAGGCTGATAATGATCACTAAATCAACTGATTCCGGCATCACAAAAAGCGACACAGGCGGCTTTGTGGGCTATGCTGCCCGCTTCCTCAACATCGACCGCCAAGGCGACATTATTCTCCCTGGCGCATTTCAAAAGTCGATTCAAGACTTTATGGACTCAGGTGGTTTGGTCCTGTCTGACCACGAAAACAAAACATCCGCGGTGATTGGCACGTTGAATGATGCGACCGAGGACCGGTCTGGCTTGAAAGTGGATGTCACATTTTCCGCCACAAAAGCCGGTCAGGATATCCGCACTCTGCTCCGTGAAAAAGCGGTTCGCAAGATGTCGATTTCATTTCTGGCGAGACAGCCAGAACGATTGAGCAAAAAGCAGGTCTCAGACCTATGGGACCGGTACGGATACAAACCAAACGCAAGTCAAATCAGGCTCTCTGAAAAGGGTGCAAATCTGATCAAAGAAGTATCGGAGATTATCGAAGTCTCAGTGGTGCCGATCCCGGCCAACGCTGACGCTTCGATTATCAGCGTTAAATCGCTATCCGACGATGAAACACCGACCCCGGTGGTGGATGCCAAGCACCTGACGAAATTGTTTCGCCAGGCGGAATTGGCTGATTCGATATTGACCGCCGCCAAGCGGTAAACGAAAG